GTCAGGATTAGAATCAAGAAAGTTTTTGACGACAGCGAGAGAAAAGAAAGTCTTGCCAGTAGAAGACTCACCAGCAATGGCAGTAATCTTATTCCCAGAAACACCACCAAATATACTACCTGAGACCAGTGAATTAAAAATGTAAGAACCCGTGTCCACATAGGTTTCTGTGTCGTCGATGTCTCTTGCGAGTTTGGTAAAGTCATCTCCGATTTCCTTTACTATATCTTTTAAAAAATCCATTAAATAACAATTCCAAATTCTTCGCGGGCAATTTTTTTGTAAGGGCCGCCTGGATTAGCATCACGGATATCCTTAATCCTTTTCAGTTTCTGATAAAGAGCAGCATCTCCCCCGAGACGCATAGCACTAATAATAGTGCCAAGTTCTTTGTCGTTAATAGGTAGTTCCATTAGGAAAAAAATAGTTCTAGGTTTACAGTTTTTTCCACATTCCATCCAATGGCATCTAGGATGGATTTAAGTGGTTCTACAAAACTCTTTTGGAATTGTAGTTCATAGTCTATATACTTGTCAAGACCAAGTTCATGTGGAAAATCTTGGATAAAAGAAACCACATTTTCCTGAATGATATTTGGTTTTTTCAAGTAAATAAATTTAATTTTTTCACCATTACCAATAAGAGAATACTTATTTGTAAGTTTCTTATCTTTTATGTAATAGTTAAACAGAAGCGCACCACGAACATGAATGGGAGTTCCCTTCATGTAAATGTCAGCATGTGAATGGTACTTACGAACGTCAGATGCAGTCCTAGGAAAGGCAATCTGTTCGGGAGGGAGACTATTGAATTCTGTTCGACAGTTTTCAATAAAATCAATAACATCTTCTTCAGTTGCATTCATCATCAACTTCAGACCATCCTTAATCATCTTCCTGCAAGGCGCTGGAGTTGAAGATTTAACTGCCTCAATACCCATCATCTTGAGTTTAGGTTCAGTATATTGAACCCCCTCACTGTTCCACACGTTGAGGATATATCGCTTCTTCGCGGTCCAGATACCACGTTCAGCAATATTCTCACGCTTCATTTGCATTTTCTGGTCATACGCCGAAACATAGTCCGCCAGTTCCTGGTAACATTTTTCGATGTATGGTTCAAACTTTTCTTCGCAGATCTTATCAAGTATTGAAACAATTGCTGTTTTATCACCAGACTTAGAACCAAAAAATTTATCAACAAGAGGTCCGAGATTAAGATAGATTGAGTCAGTGTCAGATGCAATGACATAATCCTCACCTTCTGTTTGCAAAAGATTATTTAGATACTTATTCATTCGGTTTTCAATCCACCGAATTGAAACTTGACCTGAGAGAGTAATTGCTTCAGCATTTGCCAGTTTATAATACCTAAAATACTGATTACCAATAGCACCATATGCAGAGTTGAGCTGAATCTTTCGTGCCATCTGGATGTTGTTACATCGGGCAATTTCTTTTTCCAATGCCTTTGTCGGAGTTTTTTCATAGTCTTGCTTTGCCTGAAGCATCTTCTTTTTAAAGACAGTTCGATCCTTATAGATTTTTTCCATCAATTCAGGAAGAAATCCACGAACATCTTTACGATACATGGCACCATTAGCACATACCGCACTATCCTTATACATCTCAAAAGTTATCTGCTTATCAAGTATCTTATCAACAGTTGCTGATGGATGCCTGGTATCCTGAAGCGTCTCTGGTGAGATGTTGTATTGCATAATAAGATGGGGATACAGACTATTAAGGTCAAAACTAACCACCCAATCATACTTTCCTGGAATCGGTTCTTTGACATATGCACCAGCATACTTTTCATTTTTATCAGAACGGACCTTAGGAGGAATAACAATATTTCTCTTCTTTAGATAATTATAAATGATGGTGTCCCACATACGAACTTGTGAGAACACATCTTCATAATTCACCTTGGCGTCATATGCCATGGTAAGAGCGAGTTCAATGAGTTTCATCTTGTCCTCCATACGGTCGACAAGTTCCACGTCAATGATATTGTATTCTACAAACTTCTGCCACCCATTTGTGTAGAAGTCCTTAAAAGTATCAAACTCAGAGTGATCAAGTTTCTTCTGCCCAAGTTCTACACTGGCAATATAATCCAGTCGATAAGATTCTTGTGCTTTATAAGTAAACTTCTTATAGAGATCGAGATAGTCTAACTGAGATATTCCACCAATATCATAAGAAAGTTGCTTCCTGCCAGCAATAAAGATCTCATGCTCTGTTACCAATCCCCAAGGAGAGAGACGCTTCATCAACTTTTCACCGATGATTCTATCCATACGGCGAACCAGATATGGAATATCATATAGTTTACTATTCCAACCAGTCAGAACCTCAGGAGTATTCTCTTCAGTCATCCACCAGTTGATGAAATCATTGAGAAGATCATACTCATTATTAAACTGCTTATAGTAGTGATTACCTTGTTTCAGTTTAAAAGGTCCTTGTCCCCAGGTAACAATTTCCTTAGTATTGTAATCCTGAATAGTAATAAGTAGGACTTCCTCAGCAGCAGATTCTACATCAGGGAATCCATTTTCAGAGGCAACCTCAATATCGATAGTTGCAAGTTTGACTTTACTAATATCAAACTTGATTTCATTTTCAGAATAATTCTCAGAAATATACTGATAGATGAAACGTTCATTACCAGAAATCTTAAATCCCTCTACACCATCATAAGTTTTAATAAACTCTCGACAATCACGGACAGTTCCTGGTTGGACAGATTCAACATATTCACCTTCAAGAGTTTTGTATTTGGTTTTTTTCTTGCTATTAACAAAAAGAGTTGGATAAAACTTCTCGCGAGTCATGAAGTGGCGTCCATCTTCATAACCTCGCACGAGGAAGTTATTACCCACCATTTGAACGTTTGTGTAGAATCGCATCAGTTACTTGACTAAATTTGTTTTCCTGCATGAACTTTCGCTTGGCAAAGGTGTTTACATCCACCTTCTCACCAGTGTAGGTCTCATACGCCATCATGAACATTGTAAAGTAATGCCAGTGTGCTTGGGGCATATACTGTGGAGAAAGACATACAAAGATATAATCAAATTTGTAGTCTTCAAACTTATAATTATCTCTAGTATAAGTTTCATACTTATCACCTAAAACTTCATAATTAAAATTATTCTTTTGCAAATTACGACTATTTGGATTTGTAATCCAGGTAAACTTGGTTAGTTTATTTTTTACATGTAACCAAGCACCCCAATTACCCTCATGCACTCTATCAAACATTCTCAGTGCTTGATATTCTGCTTCTAAATTATCTCCCCCAGGAAAATCATCAGAAAAATCATTACAGAAGATATCATCATGATGATCAATATTGATTAGATCAATATTTTTATGACTCTGGAGTTCATATAAAATCTCATCATGTTCATATCCAAAACTAACATTGGAACAATTCTTTAAAGCTTTTAAAAATACATCATAACAATAAATTACAGATGAGGTGTCGGCATAAAATTGAGACTCTCGGAACTGAGTATATTCATATAGATGCTTCCACCTAGTCATAGGATCTTCATCAAATAATATATTCGAATAAGTTTCTATCGAAGGACCCATGATATAATCAAGGTCAATACTCAATACTTTATAAGTCATCCAACGACCTCCTTATACTGTTTCATAACTTGTTCGGATGGATCAACAATCGTTATAAAATTATCAGATCCCAGCATGAGAGATCTTTGATCCGTGCAAGATGGCCAACGACTCAACTGCCCATTCTCACCAATTTCACAAGGATTTACAAGGCGACAGTCTGGTTCACCAACTTCGGCACCGACTTCAAGCATCTCAGATACTACTGTAATTCCTGTTTTCAGTAACAAACACTTAATCATTTTCTGATTCTCCATCAGTATACTTTTCATACATTGCCAAAACTCTATCAACTGGATTCATTACAGTAACAATCCAATCTTTTGGAATAGCAAATTCTTCATCATCAGTAATCATAAACCAAGATGAAAGGGAAACCTCAACAGAAGTTTGATTAGATACTTCTTCGGAAAGAAACATCGGAGTAGACATATCAACTTTCTTAGGTTTATTAAATAGATATCCAATAACTTTGTTTTCATCAACAAGCTCTTTGATATCGGAAATCAGAACCTCTCCCGATTTTAGCAATGCCAGTTTTACACTCATAATTAGATTATTCCTTCAGATATTATAGCATAAAAAAGAGGGGTTACAACTGGATTTGGCCAGTTCCCCCTCCGTCTGCGACGACGATATTCAATTTTATTTAGTATTTATTTTTTAGGGGTAAGTGCAAATGCTCCACTCATTACTGCACCAAAAATGGCAAGGGTTGCTAAGATTTCCATATGCTAAGAAACAAATGTAGTAATGGGAACTCCAATAAAAATAGTCATTAGAGTGCCAGCTGCTAAAGCAGTGGTAGTGAAGTTCATTGATACCTCATAATCGATTACATAATTATATAGAGTATACTGTATCACAGTGATACACTTCTGTATCAACCGCAGCAAAAATTAGTTAGGGTATCAAAACCATACCTTCTTTTGATGATGTTCGGGCACAATTCTTCCCAGAACAATACTTAACAACCCATCCTCAAATTCAACTGATCTAACTTCCGTGTCCTCTGCCAATGTCCAAGATCTGGTGAAAGATCGTTGAGCCATTCCTCTGTGGACATAAGTGGTTTCTGATTCGGTATCCTCTT